GGGATGTGCAGGAAAAAGAGAACGGCTCTGCCTCCTACATGGAAGAGGAGTTCGGACACAAGCCTACTGATGAGGAAATCCGCACATTGGTTATGTCATGGTATAACAGCCAGACTGATGCAGCTATCCTATCCGGATTCGCCTATAATGGCGCCCCTGTATGGCTTTCTACGGAGAACCAATACAACTATAAGGCAGCATACGATTTGGCCGTTCAGACGGGCGGAGAGACCCTTCCGGTTACATTCAAATTCGGTTCGGATGAACAGCCCGAATACCATACCTTTGAAAAGTTGGATAATCTGAAGGACTTCTACATTCAAGCGGTCAGACACATCCAAAACACACTGGCTGAAGGATGGAAAAGGAAAGATGTATTCAACTTGGATTTATATCGGATTGAATGATTGACAATCCCTTCGGGGGAAGGATAAAAAAAAGCCCCCGGCCTGTTAAATAGTCGTCTCACTTACCATTTAAACATAAAGCACCTCTTACCTTACCGGCACGACCGGGGGCAGATACCCTCGTTCGCCAGTAAGAGGCTTTTTTATGTAAGCGCTATTCTGCGCAATGATAAGTGAGACAATGCAAATGTACGAAATTTAACTGGATATGAAAGTAATTGAGATACTAAAATTGAACAGAGAGCTTTTAAAAACGTGCCATTACATGGGCATACGACCCGATGACGTGCAATATATAGAACTATATAATGAATATAACAAGTTGCAGACCAATGGTGAAAAAGTGTCTTATATCGTAGCTACGCTTTCCCTACGATATGGCATCAGTGAGCGAAAGGTGTATGACCTGATCAAGCGTTTTAAAACCGACTGCAATTTGTGTGCAGTGTAATCAGGACTTCCTCCCACTAAAGGCAAACTCCCCTACCCTACCTTTGTATCGCAATAAATAACATTCATATCATGGACAAGTATTATCAAATCTTAGGCAAGGTGCTTTCGTCCGGAAAGATGCAAAGCAATAAAAAAGGGAATATCCGCTACCTACTGAATGAACAGCTGACGCTGCTCCCTGCCGACCTTCTTGATATATTCGAGGGGCATACCATAGCGCGGAAGAAGTTAAAAAACGAGTTACAACTGTTTATGAGGGGCGAACGAAACGTGGAAAAATACAGGGAGGCCGGAATCAACTGGTGGGACTACTGCGGCTCTATCCTTGTGAACAGCTACCCAACCTATTTTGAAAAACTGCCGCCACTCATCGAACGCATAAACAGGGAAAAAAGGAACAGCAAAAACTATATATTGTTTCTCGGATCTACAGGAACAGAAAGCAACCAGGCTCCATGCCTTAGTCTTGTTCAGTTCCAGATAGAGCAAGGAGAACTGGTCATGACCGCCTATCAGCGAAGCAGCGATGCGAATTTAGGACTGCCGGCAGATATTTATCATTTGTATCTAATATCAAGACAGATTGAGTTGCCACTAAAATCCATCACCCTGAATCTGGGGAATGTGCATATTTACGAAAACAACATCGACAAAACAGAACAGCTGCTTGCCGGCAATGAAAATGTAAAATTTGAATTGAACGTATGAGAAAGATGTATCTGTCAGCCCCTCTCCCATTTGTCGGGCAAAAGCGTATGTTAGCCAAGGAATTCATGAAAGTGCTGGAGCAATATCCGGATGGAACATTGTTTGTTGACCTGTTCGGTGGCTCCGGATTGTTGTCTCACATTACCAAATCCCTCAAGCCCCACTCTACTGTTATCTATAATGACTTTGATAACTACCGCTTCCGCATGAAGCACATTCCGCAAACGAATCAGCTGCTTGCTGACATTCGCGAAATGGTAGGGAATTCCGTACCACGTCATAAAATCATTAAAGGAGAACTGCGTGAACGAATATTCAGCCGCATCGAGCAGGAAGAGAATAGCACCGGATATGTGGATTTCATTACCCTCTCCTCCTCTATCTTGTTTTCCATGAAATACAAACTGTCTGTTCAGGATATGCGGAAGGAAGCTTTATACAACAATATACGCAAGACCGGCTACCCGGAATGTACGGACTATCTCGAAGGGCTGGAAATCGTATCTTGCGATTACAAGGAAGTATTCAACCGGTATAAAGATATTCCTGGAGTAGTATTTCTTGTTGATCCGCCCTATCTGTCCACTGACGTAGGGACCTATAACATGTACTGGAATATGGCAGACTATCTGGATGTGCTGAATGTACTGAAGGGGCATTCATACGTATATTTCACATCCAACAAATCTTCAATTCTGGAGCTGTGCGAATGGATAGGTAAAAATAGGGATTTAGGTAATCCTTTTGAAAACTGCACAAAGGTGGAATTCAATGCTCACATGAATTACAACTCTTCTTACACAGATATGATGCTTTACAAGAAAGAGGCTGCCTGATTGCGTTTACTTTGCCTGTATTGAACAAAAAAGCCGCAGACGGTAATTTGTACGTCCGCGGCTTTTTCTGTCTAATAAAGACGGCTATTGCAGCCGCTTGATGGCCACACACTGATATACCTCGATACTTTCCACAATATCCTCATGGTTGTGATTGGTATCACTCTCCACCAGATCCAGCTCCAAAAAGGTCTCCCCGCTCAATCCGGCAAGCTGTGCATGAAGCAGTCCGGACAGGTCAAACACCTTCAGCGCATCCTCCTGCAGCTCGCTGCCCTCAGCACTCGAACCTTCCCAGTCCGTCACGATGTGCAGTTTAATCAAAGGTTCTGCCCGGTATTCCACACCGGGAACAATCGCATTCCACTGTATAGGGCAGAATTCCACAAAGACAGCCGGACGCTCCCAGTTTTCTTCCTGTTCGATGAATTCCACATTATGGTTCCACAAGTCTATGTGCTTGATAAGGTCAATGGCCTTCAGCTCCCGGCAAAGCATCCGGTAAAGTTCTTTTCTCATTTTCTTATGATATTATATTCAATGGTAAAATACTCTGTTAGGTTCTCTTCTACAATCTCACGGACGGCTTTTTCCACTTCAGGCGATGTGCCGAGGAAACGGCGTCGGGGAATCCTGATGGTGCTTCCTGCTTTCTTTAAAGCCATGAACATCCAAAAATCGGCTTCTGTATCAAGCCGGACATTTCGTTTGTCTTTTCGAAGTTTGCCGTCTTTTCTTCTACCGAACGCTCCGGTTGCCTCATAATACTTATGCCAGAAGAAACGCTTCATCCGCTTGGTCACCACTATTTCACCGCCATCATTATGAATGGCCGCATAGGGCAGAGAGGTAAAGAAGGTAATGCTGTTTTCCGTTGTCCGACTTCCGATACTTTTCCGAAGCGCCCCGGTATCTGTTAGTATGGCTCTACCTTCATTCCGGATGGGGCTTTTCCGTCGCTGCCATTTCTCACTGAAAAAAGCCTGCCGTTCAAAGTTCTTGTCAAACTCATCACTCATTTCCACCTGAATGTCTTTCAGTATCCGGGCCACTACTTTTTTTACGTTTTCATTCATTCCCAGTCAAAGTTAAATTTCAATTGTACCGTATCGTCCGGCAAATCATTTTTAGGGTCTGCGGACGCTTTAAGCATATTGTAGAATGTACGCTCACTAATAGCATACACAGGATATATGTACCGCCGCCATATTTCACGGTTCGGTACACCGTGACTGGCATAATGGTCATATATCCTGTTTACTTCTACTACACGCTTCTGATAACTGACTCCGTGCCGCTTTCCCATATAGGTTTAATCGTTCATAGACGGTTCTACTTTAGGTTTATAGGGACGGATGTCAAGCGTCATTTTTGCGCTTACCGTTACCCGGCCACTTCCTTCACACTGTCTGCAGACTTCCTCAACGGTTTCGCTTCGCTTCTTTCCAAAGATCCGAGAGGGATATTCTACAACTTTCTTTACTTTACCTGTACCGTAGCAAGCACGGCACAGGGCTACTTTCGGAGATTTCTCCACTTCTTGTATCATAGTTCTATTATTTATGATTCTGTCATTCCCAGAGGGATAGGTTTCCACATTCCGTTTTCGTTTTTGATTTCAGCACGGATAAACTGTTTGCTCACTTCCGGCTGGTAGGCTTCCTCAATGATACGCACACCTTCAATGAAACGGTCATCTCCGGTTTCCATGGCCACTTTGCGAAGCTGCACGATGCGTGAAGCCTTCAGCGTTCCCTTGGCATCACGGGCCAACAGACGAAGCACCATGCTCACCAGTGCCTTGGTCTTTTCATCTTTGGCCAGACCTTCGATGTATTCCTTCACAATGGCTATACCGTCTTCCACCGTGTCACGGTAACCGTCGGTCACATACACACCCAGCGTGATTCGTTTGTCGCCTTCACTGTTAGTAAAGGTATGGCTGCGCTGGTCATCCTTCACCTTGGTCTTGAAAAGGTCTGCCTTCATTTCCAGAATGGTTTTGAAGTTGTCCATCACAGTCTGCTTGCTTGCCTTGATCTGCTCACTGATGCCCAGCAGTACCGGAATGGAGTTTGCTATCTCCTCATCCACCATCTGTTTGTACATTTCGCGGTCATTCTTGGCTTTTTCCTCTGCCGCTTTCTTTGCTTTTTCTCTCTGGAAGGCTTCAAATTCCGCCTTTTCCTCTGCCGTCATTACCACGGTCGTTTGTTTCATTTCTTCCATGATTCTTGTTTTTTGGGGTTATTGGTTTTCATAATCCTGCATTTCAGGTTCGTCTTCCATCAGCATAGCCTCTCCGTTGGCGTATGCCCAGTCAGCCAATTCACTATAAAACTCGGCTGCATCTTGCTTCTCCATATCAGAGGCAAGCAGGTTGATTTCCTTTTTCAGATTCTCTAAAATCTTTGTGTTTCTATTTTCCATATCCTATCAGTTTGCCGGAGCATCAGGGTCAATCTGAATGAGTGATACCATGCTCACGGGGTTAATCGTTTGCTTTTCTTTCCTGGGCTTCAAGCCGCCTTTCCGTTGTATGGACCGAAGCTTTACCGCCAGTTCATCCAGTTCGTCCACCGTAATCTGTCTGAACGCTTTGCCGACTATTCGGGGATTACTGCAGAAGTCATTGATTCGTGCCCAGTCGGATGTATCTATGCCCAGCTTCTGCATCAGGTTCAGACAGAGACTCCGTTTCCGCCGCAGCTCCTCACGCAGCTTCTGTCGCCATTCGTCTTGTCCGCTCAGCTTCTCCAGAGCCGTACAGCAGGCTTCATACTCCTTGGCTGTCATTTCCTTCAGACTGTCCGTCCGGTTCCACGTGTACTGCAGCACAATGCTTTTCTTGAATTCTTCCCGGTCTCCTGTACAGGGAAGCTTGTTGAACAATGTGTAGAACCGGGCGAAATTGGTTACTTCCTGTGCCATGTCATTTACCATTAAGAATCATTTCACATTCCGTTGATTTGGTACTGACACGATAAATTATCTTATCCGGCTTCACTGATTTACCTTTGTATTCAGCCTCAATTTGCTTAGCAAATATCTTTTTGAACTCATCACCCATTTTAGAAAGTATTTCTTTATTGTACTCCCCGCAAAAACCTATGCGTGAGGATTGGATTTCACGAATTGTTCCTCTATATACCGTAGCGGTCAACTTCATCACCACAACACCGGTTTCCATTTTTATTTTTCCCATATCGACTAATTTTATTCAAACAACACTTTAATGCCACACGAACTGGCCACGTCAAGTTCCAGTTTGGCTCCCTTGCTCAGTTCCCAGTCCTTCAGCATATAGATATAGTCACAAGCCAGCAACAGGGCAATGTCGGCCCGCATGTGGGCTCTCCAATGAGCTTCATCCGGCAATCCGTTCCTGAAAGGGTTTACAGGATCATAGCCTTGTGCCATCAGTTTCTCCTCGGCACGGCTGAAGGCTTCCTTGCGCTCATTCATATCATAGTGCGCGATGGCTCCGCTGATGTACACTTTCCCGGCACCGGTCGCTTCACCACGTTGAAAAGCCTTGTGTCGTTCCCACCGTTCCGGAACCACCACACTGTAGTTGCACGATTGGCAGCAGCAGCCTTCTTCTTTCACCGGGAACGGATTGTATCCGTAGCCCTCATACTCTTTGCCGCAGATGCAGCACACTTTCTTTTCTTCTTTCTTTTCCATCACTTCAAATCTTTTTAATGTTTACTTTACAACTTGGATTCCATATCAGCACATTACGTGCAAACAAGACATCACCCGTTTCTATTACGACATGACCGGGCATTTTCGCTCTTCTCACTTTTAAGTCGCTTTGGATGTTTCGCTCCAGCCAGTCATCCAATACGGACCGGCTGGAATTTCCGTCCAGCAGTATCTGGAACACTTCAGTTCCGGTGTAGCTTTCAAAAGCCTTCTCGTTATTATCCATAATCATTTTGGTAAATTATTACTTGTTTGAATGATTCCGTCTTCCCATACCACATAATAGCTTCCCGGGTCTCCAATGGCGCGTCCTTGACAATAAGCTTTATAACCGACCACCCGAATCTTCATATCACAGATATATTTCAATCTTACTGCACCGCCACCCATCGGCTGGCTTTTCTTTTCCTGGCTGATCCAGATGAAACATTTCTTCGGAAAGGTTTCCATCAGTTCCACAGCCTGCGGATAATCCCATCCGGCCACCTGAAAGGAATCGATGATGATAAACTTCGGGCTTTTCGGTTTTTTCAGTCTGGCAATCACTTCCTCCAGACTGCCTTCTGTCACCACACGAAATTTACCCTGCACCTCATTCATCTTCAGATAACCCATACGCCGTTGGAAGCTTTGGTTGATTTTCTCTTCGTAACTCATGTACAGCACCGTCCCATAGTTGCACAGTTCCTTTCCAAGTCGCATCACAAAGCTGCTTTTCCCACTGGCACTGGCACCGCTGATGAACCACGAAGCGTTCTCTGCCGGGAACCCGAAAGGTTTGCTCCATTTCTCATCCCACGGCAGAGTAACCCATTTCTTGGCGGCTATTTCCTTCGGACTGTACGCACGCTTCATTATTCCGCTGTCATTTTAAGTTTCTCAATCTCGGTATAGACTCTTCTCAAACCACCGCATGTCTTCCGTACAATCTGGGCTATATCAGCCCCCGCAGGAGCATTTACCTTGGCTACAATACGTGCCTGGTTGTTCAAGAACTGTTCGCGCTCCTTTCCATCATCCGGAGTCACCTTGCTGTACCGGTCACCATAACGGCTCAACATTTCGGTATAGCCCACCTTCTTACATTCTATGGACCGGTTGATTTTCTCTTTCAATCCGTCTGCCCCCATCATATACCAGGCGCAGCAGCGCTCAGTGGCATTCCATAAGGCCTTCAGTTCCAGGAAAGCTTCATACTGCAGGTCGCCTGCTTCATCGAGGATGATAAGCGGGGTTTCCATCGAACGGAGGTAATATACCAGGTCTTCATACACATCAGAATACTTCCCCTTGCTGTCCACACCAAACTCTGCAGCAATCTTGCGTACCAACTTCAATTTTGTCTTTACCTGCGAGCAGTCGATATAAACGGCATTCTTGTGGCTTTGCACATAATAACGTGCCGTGAAAGTCTTGCCGATATTGGGCATGTCGCACAAGATGCCCGACAGACTGGACTGCTGTGAGAACTCCAGCTGGGCAGTTATATATTCAAAGGTCGGGGTCTTGGCTGCTTTCCATTCCATTTCACCACGGAGGTTCACCCCTAATTTGCGGGCAATGCTTATCCAGTTGGCATCGCTCAGGGCTTTGTCTGTCTGTCCGTTCTTGATTGCACTGTACACAGATGTACTGATGGCTAAAGAGGCAGCATGCTTGGCATCACTGGGATAGTTCGCACGGTTGGCGGCTATCGCTGCTAAAATCTTCTGTTTTTGCGCTTCTGTAATCATAATTCTAACGCTGTTTTAATGTTGTTCTAATTCTATTCTTACATGTCACTGATGGCCCTCATTGCCTCGCTTATTCCGGAGTGCCATTCATAATCTGATTCCGGATCTGCCGACAATTCGGCTGGCAAATCATCGGATAGTTCCACCGGGGGAAGTTCCAGTTCCTCTTCCGGGTCATCCGTTGGCTGATCCGGTGTACCGGTTCCCACCTTTCCGATGGCGTGGTCATTGAGGTATTTGCTGAAATGACTCAGAACTTTGTTTTGCTCTGTATAGGCTACCCGGTCTTCTTCGGTCTGTTCTGCCATCACCCGGTTGTAAGTCACTACCGGACGAACCTTGTCAAGGTAGCGGTCGTTCTGGTACAGGAAGACATCCGTAGGCTTGCCCTCTTCATCCGGCAGATAGTAAGCCGTCACCTTGCGGTTGTTTGGTTCCAGCTGCTCCAGCACTTCCGGACCGCTCAGCCACCAGTCCGCATTTGCCACACGTACTGTGGAATTTCTACGAATACTGGTATCTACCTTTTCTCCGATATATCTGCTCAAGGTCAGTTTATCAAGCGGTCGAAGGGTCGGATTGATTTTGGCTACGAGCACATCCCAACGGGTCATTCCGGGATATTTCTTTTGATTGGGGTGAAGCGTATTGTTCCATTCTTCACAATCGCGCCGGTCGTCCGCCACAAGCTCTTCAAACGTATAATACTTTCTGTCTTCCCAGGTGTGGTTGCTGCTGTCACTCACTTTCTTCTGGTCCACCCGCCGTGCACCTTTGTTATGCCAGCGGCCAATGGCTTCATGGTTCTTATGTGCTATGGTTGTCTTGAACGCACCGTTCAGAGCTTCAGCATATTTCTCCTGTGAGTTCTGTGGGGCACAGAAATGCACAAACTTAAATACCTCACCTGCCTTCAGGAATCCTTCTTTATACTTGCTCATCAAGTGCTGCTCCACCTCAATACCGGCTGGAATACCCCATCCGTTGCGTTCGATGAGCCGGAACATATCACGAAAACAGTCCACTACCAAGGCATCATCCTTATCCCGCCCGTAGGCCAGCCCGATACGGCACTGGCTCACCACATCATAAGCATAATAGGCATGCACATACTCGCCGCCTTTCATCCGACGCGGCAAATCCACGTCATCCATCGTTATTTGTGACAGGGAGAACTTACCACCATGGCGGTGCATGTGCGGCATTTGCTCATGATAGAATTCCATACGTCCACGCAAGGCTTTTTCTATCAGCAGCTGGCTTGCCGGGTTGTTCAGTATGTTCCGGATAGTGCTTTCGCTCAGTTCTTTCGGTTCCCCGTTCTTATCCGTAAAGTTTTCCGGATTGAATATCTCTCCTGTTTCCAGATCCCATACTTCCAGTTCACCGCATACAAACGACAGATACATTTCATGCACATCACTGCCGTATGGTTGGTTGGGAAGTACTTTCAAACTCATCACCAGGCGTTCGTCCATGTGAGTTACCTTCCGTTTGTTCTGGTTGCCGAATTTTCCGGTTATCAAACATTCATAACCGTATTGCTTATATTCGTTCACTTTCTTGCGGAAACGAAGGGTACTGGCAGGAAGATCATGACCAAAGTCTTCGCGTAGGGTCTCGATGGTGGTGGCCATCATGTCCCAGTTATATTTTTCACCCATCAGTTTTCGGTAATCATTGCTTCTGTTATAAAGCTTGATACAAGTATTCAACACGGAAGCATTCACCGCATATTTCCGGGCAAGTTCGTCTGTTGCTCTGTTGCTGGAAGAATGAGAAGCCCAATCCAAAAAATAGGCTACTGCAGCCTGATCCAGCACATAGTTTGAGAGTATCCAGTGGCGAAGTGCCTGCTCTGTTCCACCGGGGTTGTCTTCCTTCACCCGTTCCAGACACTCGGTAGGCAGGCTATTGAGGGCGACCAACGCGCAATTTCCAGCAGCACCTCCACCACGACGCACCACCTTGATACGGCCACGGTTCACCCAGTTCCTGTAGCAGGATTCGGTGATATAGCCGCCATCTATGAGCTCACGTGCAGAAATACACTGTATGTTACCGTAATACACCAACATAGCCGCCTCCTATCTCAATGCCGATGCAAACGCTTGGATTTGGTTAATATCGGCAACCATCACATGCTCGTAAGTCTTCACCGTTTCTCCCTTGAATATTACCTGACCGCTACCATCATTACGGTCAAGCTCTATCAAGGCACCGTTCGGACAGTACTGACGCATCACATTGTCATAATCATGGAAAGTTTCTATTTCCGGAATAACAACCATCACAATACCGCCACGATCCATGGCCAACTTACGGATCTTTGCAGAAAGTTCGGAGTTGCCACGACGGTCATCAAACCGGATAGCGTTATAAACAGTCTTCTCTGTCACGTTGAGTGCCTTTGCGATAAAGTCGCGGTCGGCTTTCGTAATGTGAATGTACCTCTTGTTCATATCTCACTTGTTTTAATGATTAATATTGGGGGGAGTCCGGGGAATCGAACCCCGGCACAAGAACCATGCACTCCCGTGTGTCTTTCCACACCGTCACCCGTCTCTTAACGCCTTCCGGGTTGTCACGCTGGGTTTACTGTTGTCCCTCAACCTTTTCACCTTTTTCAATAATCCCAAGAAGTATAGTGAATTTCTCACGTATCTTCTGGTTCACTTCCAGTTCCAACGTATGCGCCAAATTTGAAGCCGCACTGGTGCTGTTCTTGCGGATGCTTCCGGTAAGAAGACTATCAGTCAGACTGTTTATCTTGCTTTCCATGTATAACTTTACATCATCATGGCTACCGGCAGATAAAACCACCTTCAAGGCACGGTAACAGGAAAGTTCACGTTGCGTCTTGTACATATCCTCGGCATACCAGCAGAAGAAATGTTCAAAATCCTCATTCATGTCTTTGGTGTACTTGTCAGCCTGTCTTACCAAATCATCTATATGGGTCTTTACAGAACTGAATACAAAATCCCAGCAACTCATTTTCTTGTTTTCCATAATCTCACTTATTTAAATTCGTTTATAATCGGTTTCAAACTCACGCCGTAACAACTCATCAGGCGGCGGATAAGGTTCTTCACATAAAAATCAGGTGCGGAAAACACAATCCCGGTCTCTTCGGTATATCTGAAGCTGATACCGTCCATCATCAACACGTAAGCCACCTTGTGCTTCACGCTCTGTGTCTGCCATTCTTTTATTTCTTCGTTCATTTTCTTTAATCCTTAAAATTCGCTAATCACATGCCTTTTTCGTATATTTGGCGCGGTGTTCCTTTTTGAACACGCTGCAAATATATAGAATATTTTCGACACTAAAAAGTTTTATGTAGATAATTTACGACTTATGACGAATATTTCCGACAGGATTGCAATCCTAATTAAAGAAAAAGGTATCAGTACAAGGGCACTTGAACAAGCTATTGGGTGCTCGAATGGAGTAATTTCAAGATGCATTAGCAAAGGAACAGATATATCAAGTTTATGGGTGTCGAAAATTATCGAAATACATAATGATATAAACCCTACCTGGTTACTTACTGGGAAAGGTGATATTTACTATAATACATCATCTACAACAACACAAACAACCGAACTATCCTCTCTCCTTGCCTTAATTAGAGAAAAAGAAGAAATCATCAGGGAACAAGATAGAGAAATCGGACGCTTAGAGGAACGAATCCGGCAAATGACAATCGAAAAGGAAAAACATGTATCGGATGCGCCCATTTCCGGTACTGCAAATGTCGGGTAGGCGGATTTACTATTACCATACACCGGTGATGGAAAACGAAGCGTACCCCCTATCATCCCCCATGATGTCCCCCTCCCAAGCAATCCCCCTCCCCTACCATTATATAAGGGCATAAAGGCACTGATATTGGGGAATTTAAAAAGTAAAACGTGAAAAATGATAGGTTTTTAGGGGGGGGCTATCAAATAAAAAACAAGGGGTATTTTTAAAATTGTGGTATTTTAGCATGTCTGTATCGCACACCGCCAAAACCCTATTTTGAATATCCAGTTCTATAAAAGTGAATATCCACTTTGAATATCCACCTGAATATCCAGCGTCAAAAAAGACCGATTTCAAGCACAAAAAAGGGGAGGTATAACCACCTCCCCACACCGGATCATTCTAAAGCCGTTTTTATTGCCTTTTTAGCCGCTTATTATTCGTCTGATACATTTCCACTACGCCCGCAAGAAATGAGCGTAGATTGCTTTATTATAGCCTTTTTGGTGCATACAGTCCCGTTACCAGATAATCCTGCATGAAGCAGATAATTCTTCGTTGCGCCCACCTGTTCTGCCGTCAAAACAGTATAAATGGCCGTTATACTACTAAAATACCAGTCTTTCCGCTTTGTTCCTTCTATTCCGTGTGTCAAATGTATATGTATTACCTTTGCCATAACTAATAATATTTTGTCGCAAATATACCAAATAACTATTATATGGAATAATTTAAGCAGCATTATATCAAATAATCAGGCACAAAAAAAGCAGCCGCAGCTGCCACTCACTCCCCCACCAGAATCAACCATGTAAGCCTTATGTAAACCCAATTAAACCTATCTGCAAATCTGTATGCCTAAAAAGCACATAAATGTAGCTGCAAATTAAACCCACGTAAACGTTTCGTTTTGCAGAGCCATCCACTCATATTTTGCATAACATTTTGTATATCAATAGGTTTGATATTCTTTCCGCTCAATCCTCAATATACGTTTCGTTCTGTGCCCCATACATGTTCTACATCGGGGTGTTCTTTAATATATGAAAGCAGGTCAAGGCGGAACTCGTTTAAGCCCAAGTCCATGATGTTGATACCTGTATCCATTTCTTCTATATCCACGACTTCTTCTTGCAACCTTTTTAATTTCTTGCAACGATATTCAAGGTCGGCTTCTTCACCATTAGTCAACGGATTGCCATTCCCCGTAGCTGTGAGGACGGTCACTTTCATACGACTTTCCACCCTCCCTTTAAGTTTAATATAGTCGTCAAGCTCCATATCCGGCCAATAATTAACCAGCTGTATTTTTTTATTTCGTGAACCAATACGATCAATACGACCGAAACGCTGAATGATACGCACCGGATTCCAATGGATGTCATAATTGACAAGATAATCACAATCCTGCAAGTTTTGTCCTTCACTGATACAGTCGGTGGCAATTAGCACATCTATTTCTTCTTTGGCATCGGGAAATATTGCTGCACGGTCTTTCGACAAAGGAGAAAAATAAGTCAGCACATTGTTGAAGCTCAATGGCATCTTTGGAATAGTACATCGCCCGTCCGTCGTACCGGTGATAAGGGCCACATTCAGGCCACATTCTCGCTTAATGCCTTCTGCAAGGTTGGTGTAGAGATAATCGGCGGTATCGGAAAAAGCGGTAAATATCAACACTTTCTTATTGCCTTCATTAATGGGATGCTCAAACTTTTCCTTTAAGTCGGATATGAGCATTTGCAACTTGCTGTCGTGCTGCGGAGTAATGTCTTGCAGCATGATAAGAAGTAATTCCAGACTTTCAAGATCCGCCTGCAAATCACGCCGCCAGCTTACATAGTCCATGTCCGCCAAGCTAATTTTTGATTTTTTTGTGGCAAACGGATCTGCTTCACTATCTGTACTATCCCAATCTTCATTAGAAAACTCGCTCACATCAACTGTAGCGTTACCTCGTTTCAATTCATAGGCATCTATCATTTCTATCGTGGTGGTGATATATTCCTTAATGCGTCCTAATGTCAAACGAAACGAATTTACACTACTCTCCAAACGCTTCAAAAGATTGGTAGCCATAAGTTTGCGCAAACCTTTCTCACGCCCGTCAATGGTAATGCTGCCATTGCCTTCAAAATCTATGGCGTAGTTGTCTTTGGCACTCGCCAAAAGATACAACGATGGTGTATATATGGCGAGGTTCAGAAGTTCAAGCTGCTGTGCAATATCCTTAAAGTTGATGGCACTACTGAGGTCTGTCAGTTTCGGACGGCGTGAAATAGGCGGTAACCGCTTGGGAAAATCGCCGATGTCCCGTGTGTCGTAATACTTTACAATATGGCTGCGGCTACGTGCTATTGTAACAGCATCAAGCATTTGGAAGAAGTCATAGCTAAGGTCACGGAGCAATCGCTCTGTGGTACGTTCTTCCGCATCAAGTTTCACCCACTTGTTATAAACGGTTTGGGCATTGCGGAATATCTCATCGATGCCACGGTCAATATCCAACTCAGCGTTGATATTGTCTGCTCGCCCCTCGTAAGCCAACTGAAGCTGGTTTTTAAGGTCATTGAAACGATTGTTCACCGGTGTGGCACTCAACATCAGCACTTTGGTCTTGACTCCTTGGCGAATCACACGATTCATCAATCGCTCGTAACGGTTCTCTTTACGATTGGTGTCAAAATTCTCATCTTCATCTTCGTCCACATTGCCGCCGTTGCGGAAGTTATGGCTTTCATCTATTACTATAAGGTCGTAATTACTCCAGTTGATATGCTCTAAATCAAGCCCATTGCTTAATCCACGATCACGCGAGAGGTCTGAGTGAAAAAGAATATCATAGCGTAAACGGTCAGCGGCTATAGGATTGTTCTTGTAGTTGGCACGGAAAGTCTGCCAGTTATCATTCAACTTTTTAGGACAAAGCACCAACACCGACTTGTTACGGTTCTCATAATATTTGATAACAGCCAACGCAGTGAATGTTTTGCCAAGACCAACGCTATCGGCTAATATGCAACCGTTGTATTTTTCTAATTTATTGATGATGGCCAAAGCCGCGTCACGCTGAAAGTTATACAGTTTATTCCAAATTACACTCTGTTTGAAGCCTGTACGCTCGTTGGGCAACACATCCTCGGAAATATCCTCCAAGAACTCATTAAAGATATTATATAGAGCAATGAAATAGATATACTCCGGTGCATTCTCCTGATAAACTGTCTCAATGTATTCAAGCACTCGGTCGGTCACATCGCAAAACTTTGCCTCGTTCTCCCATTGCTCATTGAAGATTCTAAGATAAGCCTCGGCTGTAGGCGAAGGAAGTACGTTGACCATGCTATATATCTCGTTGCCTCGCTCACATCCTAACTGAGTCGTGGTAAACTCGTTAAATGGCAGATAAACATATTCAGAAGCATTTGCAAGATGTAGGAAACCGCCCATCTGCTCTTGTGAGGAGTTGGAGCGGAACTTCACTTTCCGGCGAATCCAGTCGGCACATTCCTTGGCTATAGCTTTTTGTGAAAGCTGGTTACGGAGACGAATCTCAAAATCTGTTCCATAGAGACTACGCTCGCGGTTAAGTTTTGGAATGTAATATTCACGCTTTTCTTTCTTGGTTTTCTCCTTGATGAATGTAGGCGAGGTGAATATGAAACGTAGTTCCTCCACATCTTCCAGCTCTTTCTTCAACGCCTCGAACGCATAGATTGAGAATGAGGCTGCAGCTACCGACACACGACTGTCTCGTGACAACCGTTTCTTCAAATCATCGGCCACACGTTCAGTGATGTTATTTATTAGTTTGGGATGTTCCATATTATCCGCCTTTCTGCCTGAATGTTCTGTATCAGTTAAATTTTAGAAATCATTGTTGCTTTAATGGCCACAGCAAATCCTTCATATCGACTTCTAACGCTTCAGCAATTCTCATCAACATTTCAAGTGAGGGTTGCGATGTGTTTGTGCACCACTTGGAAACTGTAGCTTGATCTTTGCCCAAAGTTTCAGCCAACCATTTATTGGTTCTCTTCTTCTCGGCAAGTACAACTTTCAATCGATTAATATCTTTTCTTTCTTCCATCTTGGAATCTTTTTGTTTTAATATGCGACAAAAATAATCAAATAATTAGAGATTAGAGCATAAATCTATCTAAAATCGAAATATTTTTGCGAATACCACCAAATGTTAGTTGTAGCTATGACTTTTCAAGAACTTAGCCAGCTGACTTACTCCGTGCCAACAGCACCAAGTAAGTTCTGCTGACAGGAATTTACAATGGTCTGGGTAGCCCAAATCTGTTGCCATAGAGAGAACCTGCAAGACTTCGCTACGCTTCATTTTGTAGGTTCTCACAATGGCAACGGTCTTTGGAAAACAGATTGGGCTTGGATGCTATCCTATAAATAGGGCTTGCTTTATGGAGTTTTTCTTAGCCACCTTTGGACATCTTGGCCGGGTACGTTTTACCGTGCAAAACTACTGCGGACGGGAGAAATGTCAAGTACCGCCACGGGCTTTCGGCAGGAGGGCTTGACGGAAGCCTTCCGCAAATTTTCTCGTTCCTCCAAAATTGGGGTATTCCGTCCGCACTCTCCGGCCTCATACTTGCCTTATTCTCCCTTGTGTCCGCAGTGGCTATTTGCACGTAAAACGGTCTTCCCGACCAAGAAGCTCAAAGGAGCTTCACAAAAGGGAAAAGTATCAGATTTCACCAATTCTTAAAACACAAGGAATTATGCGGACAAGAAGAATGATTATCGAGCAAGGCCGGAGAGTGGGCATAGACCGCTTTCCAAACTTCCACAAGAGCGGAAGCATCAGGGGCATGAAACGGCTGTACTACGGCAAGGATTGCCTGTTGGTACGTTGTGGCAGCTACATCTACAATGTTTCCGCCGAACCGAGAATTTACTATCAAGCAACCATCTAAAAACTTTTCAATTATGTATGAGACGGATTTTCCCGAATACGGGCAGCAATGCGAACTGGTCACACCGTGGCGTGGCTACCATCGTGGAACCATCGTGGGCAGGACTGCAAAAGGCTTTATCGTGCAGTTCAGCAGCGGAGCGGAAATAGAAGTGTATGACGATGAAATAGAATTTGACTGATATGTGCAGACTGATGACACCACAGTTGGAGGAAGCCTTGGAAGGCTATCCTCTTTATTCCCAGGACGGCAAGGGAAAAGAAGCTGTTTGCCGTGCTATCTTCGCTCTTGGAGCGGTACGCTGGTTCATTCTTGAAGGCGAGAAAGAAGGAAACGACACCATCCTTTATGGTATCGTGGTAGGACTTGCAGAGGATGAATACGGCTATATATCACTTAACGAATTGTCGGAAGTGGAACTTGACCTTACGGCACAAGGCTTGGGTAAGCTACAAGTAAGGCAACAAGAGAATTTTACTCCTACGCCGTTAAAGAACTTGCAGGACTTCCGTCTGCAGCAGTTTCTAGCTAGATTTGAAGATTAGACAACCCGTCAGCCGTGGTGCAATCAACCGAGTGCCACGGCTGACAAAAACATCAATAACCATGCGAACAAGAAACAAGATTATAAAAGAAGTCATACAATGTGCAAAGACAAACGGATGGCATGTGGATGCAGAGAAGCATCAGGACAAGAATATCGTCATCTTTGAGTTTTCCCAATTCACTTCTGCCGGACAGGATTTTTTCTTTTCGGCCACTATGCAAGGACGCAGCCTTGAAAGTCTGGTCGACGACATGGAAGAGTATTACGAGGGCTTTGATGCAGATGCGGAAGCCTATCTGTGGCTGGACAGCAACGGACACGGCAAAAACGGCGCACCCTACCGAATGAAGGATGTGCTGGCCGACATGGAAGCGGCAGAAGGTATGGTCAGTAAGCTGCTTGAAGCGGTCAGGTACTTGACAAGTTGAACACAAATACAAACATGGCCTGCCATATCTCCATTGGTGTGACAGGCTATGAAATTTTCATCCTATCTCCGTTTGCGCCCTTTCTTCGGGAGGCCGGCAGTCTTGTAGGCAATCAGGTCATCACCACGGAATTGTATTCTCTGGTTGTCCTGCATCCGGAAGAACGGCAACGGCCTTTCCGTATGGGTAATGTAATCATAGATGGTACACCGGTGTATGCCGAGGAAACGCGCCGCATCGCTTACCGAATACGACTGTTCCGGCTTTATCTCTGAAAAATGTTTGCATATATCCATATCCACTTTGTTTTGGCATTAAAGATACAATGCCGAAAATCAAAATGAAACAGGTTAAACATGGGAATACCACGTAGTTTGTAGGATTTTCAGGGAATATGTGTCCGTCTGTTCAGAAAGGTAATCATCTTTACATGAAATGGCAACGGGACAAAAATCTAAAAAACAGATAGGCATATATATTTCAGCGTTGACAAGGTTGACAAGAAAGCCAATGTACAAACTTGATTATACAGCTTACCAGAAATGCTTATTATTCAATACTTTATCTTTTTTTCTTATAGAAATAAGAATAAATATAGATACGTGTGTTTTTGTCAACCATTGGCTACAAAATTCATAGGATTTTCAAAAGCGTCAACGCTTGTCAACGTTTGTCAACGCATCGTTTTTGATGCAAATAACTGATACGATGCAACTTGTATCTTGTCAACAACGTCAATCCTGAAATGTGTGCAGATTATATTTTGAAATATGCCATAAAATAAAGGCCATCCATAGGATGACCTTAACGAGCATAATCAGATAAACTTGTTCAATTCTTCTACCAACAGATGTACGGTAGTGGAAGATTCTTCCATAGCCGGATTACCATGTGAGACATCGGCAAGAACGGCAGAGGCATTCTTAATGGCCTGCGACTGCAAGTGGAGCAATCGGTTATACATAATAGCCCCGAATCCTTCCGTCTTGGAATAGGGTATTCCTGAAAGCCTTGACAGCATGTCGGCATAACTGTTCCTGTGCAACGCCCCTTTGTAGAGATTGAAGTGCAGCAGGAACCAATATTCAAACGCCTGGTTGCTATAGGCCACCTTGAAACCGTTTTTTTCGGCCAGTGTAATGGCTTCATTGAAGTCCTTTGCAGGAAAATCGTCCTTGTCGAACACTACCCAGCACTGGTCATAAGTCCGCTTCTTCTTTTGGTCGGCGTCACGGATACTAATGGCCTTGCTCACAAGACTGGTCGTGTTCATTGCCTGGCCTACCGCCTTTACCGTGGCGGCGGTCATTCTGAAGGCCTTGAAATAATCCGGTTCCGTGCGGACACCTTCACATACGATGAGAAACGACTGCTTTACTTCTCTCGTGCTTTGGCGGCGTGTCAATGAAGCGGAACGATGGTCTTTCTTTTTTGTCTTTCCCATGGTCATCCCTCCGCCGTAAATATTGTTTCCATATCACCTATAATGGGTGTGGCACCGAACTTACCTTGCAGGTAATCCCGCTCGAAAGGTGAACTGCCACGCACTTTATACTCGGCCAGCGAATAGGCTTCTGTCGCGCCGAAACTATCCTTTTGAGTGAACCATACCTGGTCTCTGCGGAACAGACCTGCACTGAGCAGGAACGTGTCATGAGTGGTAAACAGCAGTTGCGCTCCTTTGGGATTTGTCTCCGCCGAGTTGAAAAGCGTGATAATCTTGTGCACAAGCAACGGATGGAGTTTGGAGTCAAGCTCATCCACCACCAGACGTTTGCCATTGTCCAGCGCATCTATGATAGGATATGCCAAGGAGAAATATTTGATGGTTCCCTCGGATTCGTTTCCGTTAAACGAAAAGGCTACATTATGGGTCGCTTTTCCTTCATCATCGTACTGACGATGGCTGCTTACGATGCGGTTGTCAATCTTGGCTATGTTGTCTATGCCCAAATCCGCATATTTGGCGAAACGAACTATACGCTCACGCATCTTTTCATCGTCCAGATGCCTGATGGCTTGCGACCACATTTTCTCGTCCTCGCTACAGAACAGGACTTGTGTGTCGCCAAGCCAATGCAGGATATTGACGGCGGTCGTTTCGTTGAACTGGGCGGCAGTGGAGAGAAGAAGCGCGTTGCCGCGAACCATTTTCTTGTTGACCAAATCCTGTATCAACGGGCTTTTAGCATGAACGGTGGTTGTTTCCCCTTCGCGGTAGAATATCTCTACCTCTTTGGCACGTTTCCTGTTCATACGGCGGTAAAGCCATTCGGCATGTATAGCTTTGAGGGCTACCTCAAAGCCGTAACGGTAGATGTATTCACCGACGGCGAAGGTGGCCTCCATCGTGGTCGGCTCATGGGCGGTGGAAATGTTCAGGCGGAAGTTCTCCACGTCTATGCTTTCGCCAGCCTGGCTGTTCTTGAACGAATCCATGATGAAACGCTTGTAAAAAGCGATGGCCTTCAATACATTCGTTTTTCCTGAAGCGTTCGCCCCGTAAATCACCGCACTGCGCACGAGTGACAATCCCATGTCGGAAAGCGGAATGACATCATTAGGTTCCGAAAGGGATTCCTTTAGGGTAGTGGCCACGAAGGATAGTTTAAGTTCATCCTTTATGGACAGGAAATTGCTGACACAAAATTCGAGAATCATATATTTAACCTTGTTATTTGCTAATTTTTTGCAAATATACAAGTTTTCTTTCGTATTTGGTAAAGATAGCTGGATTTTCATATCTACTAAATTGATTTATTTCCTTAGTTTGAACTATTCAGCATTGGGCCAACCGGGTATTTTGCAGTAAAACAGCCTGAACTTATAATAGTAAAACTTGTCTTACATATTAGAGGACAAAAGCATGTCACGAAAGAAATAACTGAACGTCAGATGATTGCGTTAGGTTTAATCCGTGAGAATAAAGGCCTAACCATATCTGAAATGTCCCTAAAGACAAATGTGACATTACAACTTTTCAAGAATTAGGCATCATATCAAGGGAAGGCGGTCGCAAAGACGGTTCATGGATTATAAAGCAAGATGAGGAATAATGAACTGTTTCATTTCATGAGACCTCATTTGCTAAATCCATCTCGTCTTGAACCATTTCCGTTTCAAGGTCAAGCCCAAACATATCCTTCAACTGTAAGTAGTCGAAACACAACGCTTTCGGACGGTTGACCTTGACTTTCTTAAGCTGTTGGCCGCCTGACACCTCTATCGTGTAATCCGGCAGACCATTTGGCAATAGTATGGTGAACCTGTCCTGCTTCAGTCCAAGGAATGACGGATGCGATTTGAGGTAGGACATGATGGTTGACCAGTTGGAGCGGTTGGCCGTGGCATTTTGGTTACGGCTGTTGAACAGGGAAGCCACGGCTGCCATATTCAGGTAAAGAATGGGACGTGCTTCCATGAACTCGATTTCTTCCTTGGCAGCCAACGGACGGAAGCTCTTCAGGTAACGGATGCGGTAATGCGCTTTCTCTACGCACTTACCCATCGTCTGGAAGCCTTGCAGCATGTTCCAGAAATCGGCAACTTCGGAACTTTCTTGGGCAAGCTCGTTCTGGACGCACATTCCTTTGACTGCGGTATCGAACAGGTCGGTATAGCTGAAAGGCACATCCAGCACGGTTTCCAACGTGCGGAACGTGGCCAAAGGAATTACCCAGTTGCCGAAAATTCGGTCATGTATCGTCTCCTCTTCCATCTTGGTGGCCAGTTCCCGTTTTACGATGGAATAGGTGTCCGAAAAGTTCTTCTCGAACAACTCCCGGTGATTCAGTATCTCTATGGTCATGCGTGTCAGTCCCAAGTTGCACAAGGCTACCAAATCTTCATAGCGGCTTTTCTCCTTTTGGCTGAACGAGGTCTTGGAAAAAGCGAGAAACAGGACACGGGTGTAGAGTGCCATATCCTGCGTGGGCTTGTCCTGTCCGCAAAGCACCACGCCCGTACTGACTATAGTCTGTGCCGCCATACCGTCCGCACCCGTGTTTTTCTTTGTCTGGCCACCGCCTCCCCAAAGACCTTTCAAATAAGCAATCTTACGGATGTCGAGATCGTTCTTGTACTCGTCAAGTACCACGAGCGTATTGACCGCCTGTGAAACCCGGTCGTTCATGGCCGGTACGGAAGTGACACCGAGGTTAGGAGGGTCAACGCCGTGCAGGAAAAACGCCTGCAATGAAGTGGCAAGCGTTGTCTTTCCTGTTCCCTTCTCGCCGAATAGGTTGAGAATGGGGAAATGGCGTGTCCGTTTGAAAACGATGTCACGGAACAAAGTGGAAAGCAGGTAGCAGAAAGCAACGGTAGCGTTCTCGCCGAATACCTCCATCAGTTGTTTCACATAATCGTATAGCTTTATGCCGTTGCGGTTCTCGTGTACCATCAGACGCTCAAACTGGAAAATCTCCGGGTTATGAATGTAGATTTTGGACATGGCAGGAATGTAGTACGCCTTTCCGCTGACACCACGGACAATGCCAAGGTCATCCACAGCTTGAAATTTTCCATCAGCAAGAAGTCCGTTCCCAAAGGCGAAGAAGCCCTCTGTAGCGTTCCATCCTAATTTGCGCACACGTTCCGCCGTGTCTGTCTTAGAATACAGGTACTCCTTGACACGGTTGAGCTTGTCTATCTTGGCCAGCCACACATAGTTGCCCACGGAGCCGACCTTCTGTTGGAAGCTGTTCAACGAACACAATTCGGACTCCCTCAGCTCAATGACACGGCATATATTATAGGTGTTGCGCATACGGAAGATGCGTGTGCCGTTGTTCTCGTCCTCGATGTGAAACAGCGGTTCCATGATGAAGTTGGAAATCCTTGACGGCTCCTCATCGTCATCCCCGGTGGCGTAATAACAGTTCTCCCTGATGAACAGCCCATGCTGGCGAAGCAGTTCCGCTTCACGCTGTCTCTCGTCCATTGGCGTAAGTTTGTCCTGCCTTTTCCGCGCCTCTCCACGGGCTTGCGTTACGGCATCACGCCACAATTTGGCTTTTCCGTAGATTTTGGCCAGTTCGTCAATACACTGGTTAAACACCAGCTGGTCTTTCACATAGCGCATCAGGTCGGCTATCTCTGACACACATTTCCGTTCTTCCATCAAAGAGTCCGCAACAAGAAAGCTTTTCTGTGCCAGCCAGACAATAAACAGCCTTTCTTTCAATGAGGTGTAATCCTCCCGACTATGAATGAAACTGTCGGCATCATTCTTTCCAGGTTTCACATTCCAGCCGTTTTCACCGTCGGGGATTTCGGCAAACGGCAGTTCCCTGACGGTTACATGGAAGCCTTTCCTGACAGCGGCCATCCCGTTTGCCATGACCGCCTCAAATCCCGGCCCGAAGGGCTTTCCTTCACTGACATCGGAATCAGGGATGAAGCATAATGAAGTGATGTACTTTTTCAGCCGCTCAAGCTGGCTGTCCGTCCATGCCGTTCCCAATGCGGCCACGGTATTGTCGTAGCCGATTGACTGCATACGCAACACGTCAGGTGCACCCTCCACGATGATGAAGTATTCCGCATTGCGTTCCCGACTCGCCCGGTCTATGCCGAACAGACATTCTCCCTTGGCATAGATCGCACAGTTTGGCGAATTGATGTATTTCGGTGCTTTCGGATTGTTCCCGATGTAACGGGCGGTATAAGCGATGATGCGCCCCCATCTGTTGCGTATGGGAATCATTATCCTGTGTCTGAACATGGTATACATACGACCGTCATCTCCGCGCCGGAGCAGCCCCAGCTCGAAAAGTACATCCTCGTCCAGTCCTTTTGTCCGGCAGAACTCCATGAACGCACCTCCGTCACGCGGCGCGTACCCGATGCCTGCGACCGAACAGAACTCTTCCGGCCATCTTCCGTAAGCATATTCACGGGCAAGGCGGCTTTCATCATTGTCTGGTGCCAGCAGACTACTTATAAAGAAGTCTTGTACATAGCCGAGCGTAGCAAGCAGCATTTCTTTGTGCCGATTTTTTGTAACTATCTCCTTGTCCTGCTCTTCCACATACTCAATAGTAATATTGTGCCGTCTGGCCAGGAACTCGATGGCTTCCATGAAGGAAAGGTTCTCTTTCTCCATGATAAATGTGATGGCATCGCCGCCACGGTTGCAGCTGAAACAGTGGAACAGGTTCTTTCCAGGACTGACAGAAAAAGAGCCGGTCCGCTCCTCATGGAACGGACAAATGCCCATCAGGGTCGAGCCTTTCCTTGACAGTCTGACATACGGCTCCAATACATCCTCGATAAAAAGCTCCCTGACCTTGTTGATTGTTGACTCGCTTATCATAGGGTTGTCAGGAGTTTCCAACAATCAATTATGGACTGGCCGGAATATTTTGGCCGGCTGGCATTATCGGGATTAAGCGGCTTTATCAAGCCGCTGGCCTTATATTTTCTAAGCGTCTTGTAACTGACACCCAGTTCTGCGCAAGTACGCTTGACCGAATAAACCCCTTCCGGGTCACATGTTGGCACTAATTCTCTCATCCGCTATATTTTTTTCGTATGCCAGTTCCGTAGGTCTCATAAGTTACAGCACAGGCATATCCTGATATTGTTTTCTTATTTCTTTGCATCTAAACTATTTCTGTTTATACCAGAAGAAGTGTTGTCGAAATAGTCCTGTACCGTGCGTTGCAGGAGGCGGAGGTCAGCCGTCCTGTATTCCACTTTGCCGGGTCTCTTGTAGCACACCACTTTCCCTTGCCGTCTCCATCTTTCGACATTCCGGCGGCCGAACATCTCATAAGCCTTTCTCTGGCTGACAAATTCCGGATCGGCATTGTCGGATTTCAGGTACTTGACAATCCTTGCCGCAAGGTCATTCAGAAATGTGTCATAAGGGATTAGACGGTCTAAAAACTGGAGGAACTGCATAGATCCAGGATTTACAAGGTACGCATTACGGTAATGGTCTGTTTCTCCCTGTCCGTCCGTGTCTTAAACTGACGGTTGTAGATGGCACCAAGTTCTGAGGCTTGGGTTCGGACGCTTTTCAGCCTGGAGATGTGGAAGGTGATTTCATCGCCAACTTCGAGTGCGACAAGCGCAGGACGGATTTTTTCCATGTTTTCTGCCATAATATTTGTTTGTTTAATGATTAATGTTTAACTTTGTAGTCGCTAATTCAATTTATATCATCGGCAAAATAACATAAAAAGGTTTATATAGCCAAATATTTGTTTGATAATTGTTGATTTAATATTGCAATTTAAGGTTTGACCCATGAATATAGACATAAAAGACGTACATGTGGGGCAGGCTATTGACCAACGCCGCAACAAACTCGGTCTTTCTAAGTCCGAGCTTGGGCGCAGACTTGGCATCCCCCAACAGCATATCAACCGCCTTCTGGAAAGGGAGACGATGGAGACCAAGCGGCTTGTCAAGGCTTGCAAGGCGTTGGACTTTAATTTTTTCGCCTTGTTCTGCCCGGTCAACCCCCAGATATCCGCATACCTCGCGGCAGTAGCATTGGACGGGGGAGATGCCAATAACAACATTGGCGATAGCGGACTTGCAGCCCAGCTTACCGCCGAACAGACCAAGGTGGAAAACTTGAACGGCACTATCAAGCTACTGAAGGAGCAGATAGATAGCCTGAATGCACAAATTATCCGTCTGGACTCCAATCTGAAGGACAAAGACGCAATTATAGAATTACTAAAAGAAAGGAGGCAAAATATGTAACATTGAATACTGTGGTCAATATGATGATTGGCACATAGTAGCGCAGAATGTTTACACCAATATCGGTAGTTATCTGGTTTTCAAATATATATTGCTATCATTTCGACAGCTATTGAGTTTGGATATTCGATGGGAACTCGATAAGAGAAATCAAATTCACGAGACTGTTTGCTATTTGTTTTCTACATAGTACATAACTCATTGAATATGAATATCTAATTAGAGTGGCCCAAGCAGCTGTAGAGGATACTCTATAAAAAATCTGCTTCTTTAATTTATATAGTTAAGACAAGCGTTTTCCATTTGTTTTCCCCAAACACTTAGATGACTGATTGTCAATACTATATTAAAGTGGCGCAGGCTGCAGTGGAATAAGCATCGTAACGAGTTAAATTACAGATAATTAGGCGGTAACCTTTATAACAAAAAGGAATACCGCCTAATTTTTATACCTTTATTTCTCATGCAATAACTCTACTTATAATAAACTTTCTTGATTATCAAAATAAAAACTACAGACAGATATAAAAATACGGGATTCTAATGAAACCCCGTATTTTAAATTCGCACTAATATTTATAACATATTGAAAACTTGGCACATAGCACATATAAAAGTCTTGTATACAACATATACTTTCTATGATTTAAGCATATTTTCTGGATTTACGCTCCTATGCCATTTCCTTATGCTCTTTCATATCTATTTCAACATTATTCTCATCAAAAAACATATATTGCAGAAACGCCAATTTC